TCGGCGGCTGTGCGCTGACGGCGGCGCTGATCGCGGCGGGCCACTGGTTCCCGCCGTCCGAGCCGCACAAGAGCTACGGCAAGCGGCGCCGGGTCATCGCCTACGTGTACGGGGTGTCCGCCATCCTCGCCGGGCTGGCCGTGGCCGACGAGCGGGCGGCGGGCAAGGCTGCGGCCGTGGCGACCGTGGCCGGGGCGGCGACCCTGGCGGTGTACCTCGGTGACGAACATCTCAATACCTGGCTATTCGGGGGGCTGCAACGGTGAGCGCCCCGGCCCAGACGCAATGCCTACTCGACATCTGCGACGAGTTGGCATTCATCACGGGCATCGACGCCGACATCAGGGACGTAGCAACCAGGATCGCCAACCGGGGCCGGACGAGAGACGAGGCGGACGACGTAAAACTACTGATCGAATGCCGGGGCAAGCTGGCGCAGTACAAGACATTCGTCGCCAGCCATCACCCAGACGGGCGGCGGTGAACCTCAATCAGTGCGACAACGGCACGATCTGGGAAATTCTACGGAAGGGCGAAATGCCCCGTGATCGCGCCGTTCTCGGACTGGGTGAGGACACATCCAGCCCCTTCTCCTTCCTCCTGCCCTGCCGGCTCCCACTACGACCGGCAGGGCGTAGGGAAGAGAGACAAAAAAGGAGCAGGCATGAAGATCATCGGGCAGCACATGCTCAACGAGATCACTACCGCCGACGCCCTGGCCCTCGTGCAAGAAGCGGGCTGGATCTACTCGCCATGCCACGTCGGCGGCCGCGGCTGCGTCTATCGCATCTGGAACGGCACGTATACCTACGAAGCCAGCGGCATTGATCGCTGGTATCTGATCCGCTGAATCACCATACCGCAAGGAGGAATCTGATGTCCGATGATCGCACGCTCGCCCTGCGCGCGGAGCCGCCGCCTGATGTAAGCGAACTCGCCAGCCTCATCAAGACGATGCTGCCGAACGGCAAAAATCTCACCGACCAAGAGGCCATTGCTGGCGCGATGTACGGCAAAGCGCACGGACTCGACGTGTTCAAGCAGGAATTCTACATCGTCCCCGGTCGTGGCATCTATCCGGGTTATCGTGGCGAGATGCGGCTGCAAGAGGCGCGCACTTATTACACCCAAACCCGCCCGCTGCGCGCAGACGAAGCCGCCGAACACGAAATCCAAGCCGGCGATACGGCGCGCATCGTTGAACTCTACCAGCCCGATCTCATGGCACGGATGCGCACGATGGGCATTCCGTACCAGCCCATCGCCGGCTTGGGGATCGTGCGCAAGGCCGAGAAGGGATCGGCCGGGCCGCCGACCGGGCGTTCGTGGGCCTGGAAGGCCGAACAACGCGCCCTCAAGGACGCCATGCGCCACATGCAAGGCGGGGCCGACATCCTTGACGAGACCGCCGAGATGCGCCTTGACGCAGCCGAGCAAGCCGCGGAGACGGTCGCTGCCACCGTCCGCAGACTGACACCGGCAGAACAACAAGCCACCCTCAAGGCGAACGTCAACGCCATGCGCGGCGCCCCAGAAGACAACCCCTTTGACGATGACCGTCAGGAGGCGGACGCGCCGGAAGACGCAGAAGAAGACATCGAAGACGCCGAGTTCGCGGCCATCCCATCGGCCACGGAGGAGCGCGCCAACACCCCCGCCGCCCAGATCATCTTCCGCCTGCGCGACCTGGGCAACAACGACGCCCGACCGATCGACGAAGCCACCTCGAAGAAGCTATGGGGCAATTTGAGCAGCTTGACCAGTCGGAACGAAGCGCGCAGCAAGGCATTAGTGAAGCTGGTCTACGGTGTGGAGCACAGCGACAAGCTCACCTTGGGCCAAGCCAATACCCTGATCGGCTGGATCTCCTCCCGTCCGACGAAAGATACGAACGGCAAGATCATTGAGTGGGTACCGGGCGGACCCGCGCTGACTGCTGGCGAGTACAAGATACTGTTTCCGCCCGAGCCGGAACTGTTCAGCGAAGGCGAATGACACCCAACCAACCCCTATCCCGTTTCGTGACACGCCGCTGAGCGACCAGGTGTAGGCATCTAGACGGCGGGATGGGGGACACAGCACAAGGAGAGGATCATGCCACCACTCTATCAGCAACGGGCCGAACTGATCGCAGCCAACACTGATTTGCTCTTGCGCTGGCTGGCCCTGCTACGACCCGAAGGACAGCGCAACGTAATCCGCAGCATGGTGCGGAGCTACAAGTTGCCGCAATTGAAGCTCGTGCACACGCACCTGCTCGCAGAAGTCGCAGCCGCCGAAGCGAAGGCGCTGGCGCAAGCATCAGCTAACGAGGTTTCTGATGTCCGTTGACACCTACAGACTGATGAAACCGACACACTTACACGACGACCAGCTTGACTTCATCGCCGCCCTGCGGGCGCTGCCAGAGCCGCCGCCGATGCGGTCGGAGTTCTGGCAGGCATTGCGGAAGCGCATCATGGCCGAAGCTCAGAAGCTCGAAGCCGAGAGAAACAGCAGGGAGGATTCAGATGTACAAGCGCAGAGTTCCGATCGTCGTTGTCCTCGTCGTCATGCTGCTGAGCATCGTGCCAGCAGCAGCCATCGCCAGTCAACCGACTGAGACATTGGCCTCCGGCTGGTGCATCTGCACCATCGGCGCGAAGTCGTGGCCGTGCAAGTTGCGCTTTGAGCGGTACGGTGTGAAATGGCTGCCCGTGCTGGCGTGCATCCCACCCGGCCCGAGCGGACGCATTGATGGCCTGGCCTCGCTCACTTCGCAGCGCAGCACCGGCAACAAGGGCGGGTGCGGCGGGCGGGGGCTGGACACCTGCACCGTGACCGATGCCGGTAAGGGCTACGTTGCTCTTTCTTGCGACTACTACACCGTACCCGAACGCTTCAACACGCGCCTGAAATGGCGCATCGGGACGCCCGTAACACTCTGGGGCTGCATCGCCCTGGATGAGAGCGGGGCGGCAACGGAGCTTGTCGCACCGTTCACACTCAAGAAACGGTAGGGATTGCCATGACATCGTACACTTGCTTTGCTTGCGCGGAACCCATCCAGCCCAGTAATGCCGTGATCGTCGGCCTGGACATCACGGAGTTCCCCACCCGGCTGCCGACGAACATCGTCGCGCACAAGGGCTGCGAGGATCAGGCGCGAGCCAGGGTAGCGCAGGTGTTGGCGGCGCAAGAACGGGAGAAGGACAAATGATCGCCGTTACTACCGTGACCACGCCCGCAACGCGCGCCGATACGCTCACCGAGCGGGACTACCGCGACATTTACGTTGAATTGCGGGAACACCTGAGCCTGAGCGAGTTCATCCAGCGCACCGGATCCACTGTCTCCCGGTCCTGGTGGAGTCAGTACGAGAGTGGGGGCAAGCAACTTAACTGGGAGCGGAAAAACGAATTACGGCGGGCGGTGGGGCTGGTGGAACTGGCCCCACCTGTCACGGCGGCGGTGCTGGCGGTGCGGGAGGACGCCGAGGTGTGGCGTGTGGGCGCAGGTGCTGCGCAACGTGTCGTCATGTTTGCGCCAGATGCGGCAGACGGGCTTATTTTTAGCCTAAACGGCGGGGTGCATGTCCATAGTGGCATTACGCCACAAAACCCCGCAGACGCCGAAGTTACCCCCGTAACAGCATATCGTAAAGCGCGGCGACGTTATCTGCGGCCGTGTCTGAGTATGAATCCCCGAATACGTTGCGAGCAGCTTTGGACTTTGATCGAGCAAGCCGAAGGGGAAATCATCGCCGCAGGTGGAGAACCATGATGCCGCAACTCCCCACAGACATTGACCTCGACCTGCTCGCGCAAGGCGAATGGTTGCTTGAGAAGCTGGCCCGTAGCCAGGCCGGGGTGCGCGAATACATGCGCTACGTCAAGCGGTTGGAAAATGATCTCACTGAGCTCCGGGCCGGCATTGTAGACGCGCAAGCCCTGACATTCTGAGGCTGTCCATGTGGATCGAATCGCACCAGTCGTTGCGCCAGCATCCGAAAGCACTCAAAGCCGCGCGCGCGCTGGGCTGCTCCAAGGTAGCTCTCATCGGACACTTGCATTGTTTGTGGTGGTGGGCGTTGGACTATGCTAAAGATGGCGTACTCACACCGTTCTCCGCTGCTGACATCGCCAATGCGGCAGAGTGGGAGGGCGATCCCGAAACATTCCTTTGGGCATTGACCGAGGAAGCGAAGGTTGGGGACAAACCTGGGTTTCTGGAATATGCAGGCACTACGCTACTCATACACGATTGGTATGAGTACGCGGGTAAGCTGATCGAGAAACGGCACGCTGACGCAGAACGCAAACGAGCCACCCGCCAGGCGGATAAGCAAGAGGACATCCCGGCGCCGTCCATGGGAAGTCCAGCGGACGGCGCCGGGACCGACCAACCCCTCAAACCCAAACCACCAAGCCGGCAGCCAGCGGATAAAAGCGTTGCCATCAAGTACCCCTCCCAGGTCGCGGTTTTCCTGCGGGCAGGCGGCAAACTGCCCACGGGGCGCCTGGGAACCGGAGAAAGCAAGATAGACCATGCGAGCGCATGGATTTGCGAGCGGGTCGCAGACACCCCCGAGGCATTGGATCTGTGGAGTCGTGTAGTAGCTGGCTACTGTGCGCAGTGGTCTAACACCTCGTATCAAGTCATGGTCACAGAATACTACCAGGAGGGTCGGGTACCTGGTGAGAGGAAGAACGGCAATGGCAGAGCCGAAAACAATCGGAAATTTGGTCTCCAAGGAACTACCGGATTACGCGATCGGACGTACCAAGAAAAGCAAACAGACGCCAGTATCGCTGTTGCACAAGCCGAGTTCAACGCCGCCACCTGATTGCCCGCGCTGTAAGGGTATAGGCTGGCTGCAATATGACGTGCCGCTTGGTGATCCCCGCTTCGGAAAGGCGGTGCGCTGCGACCAGTGCGGCAAGGACGCGCTTTCTAATCACCTGCTGAAACAAAGCGGCCTCAGTCGGGAGGCGCAGGGCTGGACGTTCGGGAATACCAAGCGCACCAGTGTAAACGCCGATGCGTATGACACGGCAAAACTGTTGAGCACGAACCCCGCCAGATTTTACACGCTGCTTTCACCTACTGTTTACGGGGTGGGCAAGACCCGGCTGCTGGCGTGTCTGGTCAATGCGGTCCGCGCGTTGGGGGAGGTCGCTATCTACACGACCACGGCCGATGTGATGGATTACCTGCGGGCGGGTTACAACCCCACCAACGTAGAGGTTATGACATACGATGTGCGATTCGACTTGCTGAAAAACTGTCGATTGTTGTGTCTGGATGAGTTTGACCGTTGGCAAACCAGCGAATGGGCAATGGAGAAGTTCGTCCAGTTGACCAACTGGCGCTACGAACGCGCGGCCGATCTAATGACAGCCTTCGCAGCCAATGCAACCTTGACCGACCTGCCCGGCTACGTGGCGAGTCGGATGCAGGACAGAAAAAACCACGTCTATCTCCTTGATGGGGTCGATGTGAGACGCTTAGAGCGCGAATGAGAGGAACCTGCTATGCGATGGAACGAGATCATGCCGGGCGTGTATGCCGGATCAGCGACTGCAAAGAGCATCAGCCAAGAGACTGCAATTTGGTGGCAATGTCCAGCGTGCCAATACATCATATCTGGCCTGACGATTTCATTGCTGTCTGTGGAGACAAAATGTGCAAGATGTAGAGAAACACGACTGGGGGATTTTGTAAGCATCTCCGCATTGCCGCGCTGATACGCAGATAGACGGATTCTGTCTGTCTATATACAAGTTAGGCTTGGGGGTGAACCTATGGCAATCACGGAGTTTCAACACGGCGTACGACGTGGTGCGGCGGGGGAGCCGCTGGACAAAAACCCCAGTGACCAGGAACGTATCGGGTGGTTCTGGTCGGCATTTGGTACGGGCCGCCTAACACCACGTCCACCTGACCGGGCTACGTGCCCGGATGCGGAAGTCACGCCGGACACACGCCCGGCAGGTGACGATCATCGTTAGGCGGCTTCATGTCAAGCATCAGAATTTCACTCACCGAAGATGACGGCTTGGAACTGATGAGTTTTCTCGAAGGCGCTTTGTATGCAGCGCCGGATGATATTATTGACGGTGCCGCGCAGCGGTTGTTGGGCAAGTTACAAAGCCGCCTAACACTGCGTCCACCTGACTCGCCACCGTGGCGAGGTCGTGGACAGCGCGAATCACGGACGGTGGCGAGCAGGTGACGATGACCGTTAGGTGGACTACCGCCGAGGGAGATCACGATGCGACCAACAAAGACGGAACTCGAATCCATGCTATCGAGATGGCGGGAGGAGGCGAGCGGACACTACTGCCAGACCTACAATCAGGGCATGGCGGAGGGTCTGAGGAAAGCGGCACGAGAGTTAGAGAACGTGTTGTATCAAACCCGCCTAACCACGGGTTCCACCGTGACGGCTGCGCCGGTGGAGCACGCCGACGACACCATGGCCAGAGGCGCAGCCGCAGGTGAACCCAACCGTTAGACGGACGAGAGGGTATGATGGCAACGACCTATGTACAATGCCCGTGGTGTCACCGGTTGACGACGGCGCGGAAGGCTGGCTCGCATCAACGTGCGTGCCGGTTCCGTCCGTCTAACAAGGGCGTCCAGCCGACAGCGGAAGCTGGCGCGTCACAACCTATCGCCGCCGATCAAACCACTGCGCGTCAACCCGCTGCGGCTGACGCCTGACCGTTAGACGGGAACCTAAGCATGATAGTTTTCGGGTCACTGTTCTCAGGTATTGGAGGTTTCGACCTCGGATTCGAGCGGGCCGGTATGCGGTGCGCTTGGCAATGCGAGATTGACGCCGCGGCGCGTGGCGTGTTGACCCGGCAGTTTGGCAAGCCGATCATCGAGGATGTGCGAGATGTCAGAAACGGTAATATTGCAGCAGTTGACCTTGTTTGCGGAGGATTCCCCTGTCAGGACTTATCCGTTGCCGGAAAGCGGGCGGGCCTGGCTGGAGAACGCTCAGGGCTTTGGTTTGAGTTCCGCCGAGTTCTTGACGAGTTGCGTCCGCAGTGGGTTGTCATCGAAAACGTCCCTGGCCTTCTATCCAGCAACGGCGGAGCCGACTTCGCTGTCATCCTTCGGGGGCTGGTCGAACTGCGGTATGGCGTCGCCTGGCGGGTGCTTGACGCTCAGTATTTCGGAGTGGCCCAGCTCCGCCGCCGTGTGTTCATTGTCGGAAGTCTTGGAGATGGACGCGCCTCCCAGGTACTTTTTGAGTCCGAGGGCTTGTTCGGGCATCCTCCGGCGCGCCGAGAAGTGGGGCAAGGCGTTGCCGGAACTCTTAGAGGCGGCGCTGCTGGCGGTAGCAGCCACGGCAAGCCCAGCGGAACCGACCGAGGAACCTTTGCCATAAGCGGCTTTGGCGGCTACAAGCCCGCCGTTGGCACGCTGCGTGCCAACGGCGGGGATTATGGCGGAGGCAGCGAGATGCTTGTCGTCGCCTACAACATCCAACACAACGACGGCGGTGAGCATCGCCGCAAGGATCGGCCCGAAGGTGGCTTTTACGTCAACGAGACGGATACCGCGCTGACTGTGGGCACGACTGACTTGAGGGTAGTCGCCTCCACGTTGAACCATCACCACGGACGCATTGACGGAGAATCCGAGACGTTCATCTTTGAGCCACGTTTCGCTCGCAACGGACGCGGGGCACCGGACACTATCGCCCCGCCGCTGAAGGCCGAGAACGGGCAAACGGGTAAGGGAGACGGTGCGCCGGTGGTGGCGTTTCACACCGCAGGATTCGGCGCATCGGTGAGTGCACAGGCCAGCACATTGCTAGCCAGCGATTCCAGACTCAGTAATCAAGTTTCAGGCATCATCCAAAACGGTATCCGCCGCCTGACGCCGACCGAGTGCGAACGCTTGCAGGGCTTCCCCGATGGCTGGACGGATGGGCAGAGTGACAGCGCCCGGTATCGCCAGCTTGGGAACGCCGTCGCCGTGCCGGTCATCGAGTGGATCGGGAGACGCATTGCCGAAGCGGACAGCGGAAGCGGTGTGCCGGTTCCCGAATAACAACGGGATGAAGCTGCCCCGTGGAACGTCACGGGATTGACCAGGGGAGACGCCGCACCGAACCGCAGTGGTCGGGCAGCTTATCCCAACCGTTAGGCGGCGCATGGAGGATTGGATGCTACGCGGAGACAGATGTCACGTCGAGGGTCTTGGAGACGGAACGCTGATCGGGTGGGACACCGATTGGCGAGGCATTTACGGCGAGAGTCGTTATGTCTCTGTCAAATTTGACGATGGACGCGTGATCATAATCAATCGGCGTGATTCCGTCCCGTCTAACACTGCGTCCACCTGACTCGCCACCGGGCGAGGTTGTGGACAGCGCGAATCACGGACGGTGGCGAGCAGGTGACACTCGCCGTTAGACGGCCTGGAGGAGAGCTATGAACTGCATGTATCAGAATTGCCACGAGGTAAGAAGCTGTTTTTGGTATTGTCGGGAGCATCACGTCTTGGTTTGCGTTGAAGGCAAAGGCCGCCTAACACTGCGTTCGGATACGTGGTCGTGCCCCTGTGGCTACGCAATGCCAGAGCCATTAGCGCGCTGTGTCAAATGCGGCCAAGCGCGGCCAGTGCCAACCGATGAGAGAGAGGAGTAGAGATGAACACCCGCTACCAGGATACCACCGCGCCGGCCAGCGGAGTCGAGCCGTGGATGGTGGAATCGCGCGTGCCGGTCGGGCCGTCGCGCTTCGAGACGCATGTCAAAGTTCCGGTTGCCCTGGCTGGTATCGTCGCGCTGGCTGTGACGTTTGGGCTTGTGATTGGTACATGGCGCTTCGGCTGGTCGTGGGACGTGACCTGGATCGGCGGATTAGTGGTGTTCATCGTCATGTTGGCGTGGCGGCTGTTGTGGGTGGATCATCTGTCATGGCGCTTGGAGACGATCACCGGCCGCGAGTTGGACGGCAAGCCCGGCATCGGCAAGCCGCATGATGTCACGCTCTACAACATGCACGACTACACCGCACCGCCGCGCACAGAGCAAGCCGCAGGAGGCGAGGGCACGCCGACAAAACAGGCATTACTCGCCTTCACTATGTCCTGCTACGTCATGCGCAAAACGAGCGAGCGGGCGCATGGTATCCGCCCCTGGCAACGCGGGCGATACAAGGATTTCCGGGATGCGCTGCTGCAGCTGGGCATTGCGGACTGGCGGGATGACGCCAATCATCAGCTTGGTTGGGATTTAGTCGTGGACCAGGACACCGCCATTCAGCAGGTAGCCGAACATATTCTCTAGTTATGTCGATATACCAGACGGGAAAGGGTGTGCTACTGTGCTTGTGCTTGCCTACGTATGCCGAAATGCAGGGGCGTAGCACTCCGAGCGGGGGAGGGCAGGGCGATGGAACGTGTGCAATTCAAGACGACAGTCTACCGCGAGGGTGATCCGCCCCTCGTGGCCGGCGCGCCGCCCGTGGAGCTTGAGCCAGAGCCGGAGACCGCGCGCCGCGGGCTGCCCTGGTGGGCCGTGCTGTGGTACATCTGCCATGTGAGCATCATCGGCGGCGCTTTTATCACACACATCAGCTACACGCGAGGCGACACCTACGAGCTAGGGTCCTGGTTGGCGGGGCCCATCGGCATTGCCGCCGCGCTGGCGCTGGGGGGCATCACGTTGGTGGTTTGGAGGAGGACACGATGAGACGGAGCATCATTGTAGTTTGCCTGGCCGGCCTATTGCTGGCGGGCTGTGGGGTATTCGATGGCTCGTATAATGCCGCCAAGCGCGCGCAGGCATATGCTGAGGCGGATGCTGCCCGGTCTGCGGCATTCGCCGCCGCCGCCGCTGCCGAAGCGCACGCCGAGGTCGCGCAGGCGCAGGCTGGCGCCGATAAGGTCGCGCAGGCGGAGGCTTCTGTGCGGCTGCTCGGCTTCCTGGCAACGCTGGCGGCTATCGCCAACGCGCCAACCGTGACGGCGATAGTCGCGATGTTTTTGGCTGCTATCGTCGTTACGGCATTGGCGTTGGTCGTGTTGACTGCGCCTGAGCGCGATTGATATGCGGCTCCGACGTGCCCAGATCATCGCGCTAGGCATGTGCGTAGTGTTTCTGCTGGTGACCTGTGGGTTGGCCTTGCTCTGTGCCTCGTCGTTGCTAATGGCGGCCATCAATCCAGAGCTACCCGCTGCCGACCTGGCGCAAGCCGCCGCGCAGGATCGCGTTTTCAGCACGTTGGCCTATCTGACATTTGGCCGGGGCTGCCTGGGCTGCGTGGTGCCGGCCGCGCTCGCGGCTCTGTGTTTCGCCGTGCTATGGTATCGCCGCCGCTTGGAGGAGGACCGATGAATCAGCACAGTAGCAGCACCCTCGCGCACGTCGGCTTCATGGCGCGGCGCATCGAACCCCAGGATCGTGAGATTGTTGCTACGCTGGACGATTTGCGCGCCGCGCAGGGGGTCCGAACCAGCTTCCTCGACGCCTGCGCGCAGCAGGCGGCACGCGAGGAGTGGTTCAAAGATCATCGGCCGCATGACCTGGGCCGGGTCCGGCTGCTGGACTGCGCGCGCGGTATGCCCCAGGATTTCACGGTGCGCGACATCGCCGGCCGCAGCGGCGCCGGAATCACTGGCACCCGTAAAGGACTCGAAGACCTCGTAACCCGAGGGCTATTGACCCGGCGCAGTCTCACCAGGTCGGGGAAGATCACATACTTTTATACGTTCGTGACAAACGAGGAGACACCTTGATGCCCATGACGTTTGTAATTCCAGATCAGCCCATAGGCAAAGGCCGGCCGCGCGTGGTCAACGGCCACGCGTATACGCCGGAGCGCACGCGGACACACGAAGACAAGATCGCCTTGCTGGCCCGGAATGCGATGATGCTGGCCGGCGCTGAGCCATTCGCCGGACCTGTCAGCATATCCATCTGGTTCTATCTGCCGAACCATCAGCACGAGGCGGATTTGGACAACTACATCAAGCTGGTTTTGGATGGGTGCAATGGAGTGATTTACGCGGATGATCGGCAGGTTGTCGTGATACATGCCTGGAAGCGGTTCGACAAGAAAAATCCGCGCACCGAGATCGAAATCCTCTCAGTCGTGCCGTGAACCACCAACAGGTGGCCGGCCTTCTGGCGTGGGAGTTACGCCGACGGACGCACGTTCCGCTATCGCTGCGCTCAGCGATGGCGCTGGCCGACCTGCCCGAACTACGAACCCGCTCCCTGTTGGATTCGCTGGCGCTTTGCCTGCCGATCGCAGAGCAACGATCCGGCTGGTTGGTCGTACCCGTCGCGCCACCCTGGCCCAAGCCGCACAACGCAGACCAGCGCGCGGCGCTGGTCGCCTGGACGTTAGCCGTTGAGCCGCTTACCGTCCAACAGGCGGCGCTCCTGACCGGCTTGGCGCGCAACTCAACGTATGTGCTGCTCATGCGCTTGTCCGAAGTCATCCCGCTTTGGGAGGATGATACAGCCTGGCGCGCCGACGTGCGCAAGGGGATAATCTGGCGATGCCTCGTATAAAAACCGACCGACTATTGACGCCGGCTGCCCAGCCGACCAGCTCGTCGCCCCATATCACGGCGATTCGCCTACCCCCGGTCGAACACGCCTACTGCATGGCACATGGCGGCATGACCGCGACCATTCGGCGCGCCCTCACCGAGATGATGGAACGCGAGGCGCACGCGGACGCCGTGGATTTGCAGATGCGCAATTACATCGAGATCGGCGCCCTGCTGGTGGCCGACACGACCGCCCTCCGCCGCGAGTGGGAGGCCGCCAAGAGCCAGCAAAAACGCACCCAGTTACGCATGGAGTGGGACAAACTGCGCGCCCAGGTTGCCGCCCTCACCCACTACGACCCGCCTGCTACCGGCAAGCCGTAGCCCGCCCACCGTCAGGCCGGCCCGCCGTGCCCCTCGATGCAGCGCCAGGTGTTCCCCAGGTGGACGCCGAACGCGCCACACTCGGGACACACCCAATCGGCTCCGGGATCCCGCGCCAGTTGCGCCCCGCCCACGCGCGCCCGCCAGCCCAACGCCTTGAGCAGCGCCGTCCGCGTGCGCGCTGTGGCGTACGCATCCACCGCCCGCGCCGCCATCGCTAAGGCCACCAGAGAACAGCACGACGAGGACGAGATAAACCCCTACCTGCTGTCACACGCCGAAGCGGACCGCGAGATCGCCCGCCGACGAATGACATAGCACCTCACCCCTACCACCACCCCAGACCTGGACGGACCCCCACCCCCGCCCAGGTCTCCCCCTCCCCCCACTCACAACCCCAACCCACCAATGCCCTGTTACCCCCGTAACTTCTGCGCCAGAGCCACGCTACACCCCAAACCCGATAAACTCTACCCCCCATCCCGCAAAACCCCGCAAATGCCCGCCTACGCAGTCTCACACCCGTTCTCACCCCCCCCTACCTTTTACCTTCCTGCTGTCAATAAGTCTGACTTCCTAGGGTGTATCATGCCACCGTATAAGCGTATCAATACGATCATACAGTGACATAACGTGAGGCGTCAAGACATGGGGTATGCCGAGGGACAGTTCCCGCACGCCAGCAAAAATGCTGACGTTTTGGACGCGGAAGCGCCACCAAAGCGCAAAAAGGACCAGATCGGGGGCGGTAAAGCTGGCCCAGGTCGCCATCCTGACGTTGTTCAGAGGGCGCCAGCGACTCCCGCCGAAGTGCGCGCGCTGCTGTTTATGGTCCTCGATAAGTCGACCGCCGACGCAATGGTGAAGAGTCTGCGGCGCCGGATCGCCAAAGGTCAGCTTGGCGCGTTGGAGTTTTTGTTCGATCGTCTGGTTGGCCGGCCTGCCGTCAACGTCCACCACGAGGCAGACGGCGCCCTCGCTCAGTTCATGTCAGCTTGGGCGGAACTCAAAGCGGAAATGGAAGCCTCGCCCAACCTTGTACAAGCCCCACCGCTTGCACTGGAAGCTGCGGAATATCGTATACTTGACGACGATATGGCAACAGAAGATGACGACAATAGCGAAGATGCTGAAACAGGCATATAGTATTGTGTTTGTGGCGACATAATACCTATAGTCTGAACATGACACGATAATCGTACATCAGTGAAACGCTTGTGATGCGGGTCACATTGATTGACGGGGGAAGACCTCGTGCGCCGCCGACTCCGCAGAGTCGGGACACCCATAGCCAGAAGTCGGCAAGCTGCTTGGGCCTCGCGTTGAAGGATCGGGCTGAGAAAAAGACTCGACATAGACGCAAGCCCAGCAGGACCAGCGCCAGGCAGGCGGCAGGCAGGCAGGCAGGCGGCAGAGAGCGGCAAGGCAGAAGGCAAGAGGCAGAAGAAGGCGGGGGGGTGGGGGAGAGTATAAGTGTTGAGTGTTCGTTGATCTGTTGCCCTCTCCTTCCTTCTCTTTCTCTTCCCTGTCCCCTTTTTTGTTCTTTCTTTTTTTGTGTTCTACCCGTCTAGCTATTACAGAATTCCATGCAGTCTCTTATGTCAACTGTTCCCATATATGGGGTGGCTGAAAATTTCCTGAAAATTTCCTAAAAAGAGTCTGAGAGGTGAGTGATGGAAGATGAGGAGGTTGCAAAGTTGCAGCAAGAGATGGTTGAGTTGGATGCGCGGGTGCTGGCGTTGGAGAGTGAGCGGCCGCGGACGGACCTGCTGACTAAGGGATTCTGGGGGCGGGCGTTTGGGCTGTGGGGGTACGTGTTGGTGGCCCAGTTGGTGGTCGCGGTGGTGGTGTGGTTGGGGTTGTTTTTGGTGGGGGTGTTCTGGGGTGGAGGTTGGTGATGACGCGGGCGGTAGCTGAGGGGCGGCCGGTGAAGATCACGGCGAAGGTGACGGCGGTCGAGTTTGCGACGTTGGAGCGGCTGGCGGAGACGCAGGGGTGCAGTTTGAGCGAGATCATCCGGCGGGCGCTGGCGGCGTATAGGGGGGAAGGGAGGGCGAGGGAATGGCAGAGCAGGACATATTTGGGCATTGGCGGCGGGCGTTGACGGATGCGATCGGGCGGATGACGGATGAGAAGCAGATCGTAAGTGCGGCTCAGGAAGTGAAACAGATCACGTTGGCGGATGGGCGGCAGGCGATCATTTTCGTAAAGGTGATCGAGTTTGATGCGGCGAAGCTACTTTTGGAGCCGGGGAGCGGGGGATTGCTGGCGTCACTGTAAGGGGATCGCCTTAATGAAAATGCGAGTTGGGGCAAAGAAATTCGTCGTATCTGTTTTTTGCTTCTCGTAGTTAACCACTTAACTTATATGGTTGGTTAGGTTAGGTTGGTACCAGCGCCGTCCGAGCGCCGTCCGAGCGCCGTCCGCTGGATGTCCGCTGGACGAAAAAAATCAGTAAGTGGCAAAGTGGGGCATTTTGGCGGCAAAATGGGCGTTTTTTGCAAGGGGATACTACTGTGCACATTGCGTTGCCATGCACAGCAAAAGTGAAATATCTTTTCATTGCCACAGGAAGCAAAAAGTGCTATTTCGCTGTTTGTTAAGCAAGAGAAGGCGGTTTGTTAAGCATGGCCGAAACGTTACCTGATGCCAGTTATCCGGCGCTGGCCTCGCCGCACTGTGCGAAGGGGACGGCGCGGGCGCGGGGGGATGGGTTGCGGGTGCGCAAGACGGCGCCGGCTGGTGAAGTGTTGGGGTATCTGGCGCAGAGTCAGCAGGTTACTGTATGGGCGGTGGCGGATGGGTGGGCCATCGTGCAAGCGGCGAATGGGTTGACGGGTTGGGTGAGCCTGGCGTATCTGACGCCGGCCGGGGAGTTATTGCCATGATCTTGGTCAAGGCTTGGGACAATGCGGGGACAGCGCCGGCAGGGTGGGGGTCGCACGTGGTCCTGCCGTGGCGTGATTTTGAGCCGGTAGCCGGGGTGTACCGGCTCGATCTATTTGAGCAGGCCTTGGCGCGGCGCGACCGGCCCTGCTATGTGCAGATTGTCTTTTCCATGCTTGACAAGTCTCGCAACGCGCCGGTGGACTACACGCCAGCGCCCCACAAGCGCAGTCTCAGGCTGATGGTCGGCGGCCTGATCGGTGAGATCCCGCCCTACGATGTCGCCTGGACGTCCGCCTACAACCGGGCGGTTGCTGCGCTGGCGGCTGGACTGCGGGATCATCCACAGGTCGCCGGCTACTGGCACGCGGCGGGGTGGAATGCCGAGACGCAGGCGGCGGTCTCCATCCGGGGTGTGGACTGGGCCGCGGTCGCCAAGCCGCTGCTCAGTTCGATAGCGTACTACGCCTTCATCACGGGCAGCACCATGCGCGCCGTGGATGTATGGGGGGACACGCCGGTGTATCTGCCGGGCGCGGTCTCGCCTGGCGAGGTGTGGGGGACTAAACGCCGGGACCTCATTGCCGAGTGTCTGCGCGGCGGGGCGGGGTACATGTGCTGCGGCCTGGCATCAGACAACAGCACGGCAGTGGGGATTGGCGAGCGTGCTGGATTGGGCATGTACGACATCGCCTTGGGCGTAGAGCATTTGGGTTTTGAGGAGGGGCAGCGACAGAACGAAGACGATCGGCTGGAGCTTTATTGGATGCTGCTGCGGGCGCTTGGTTGGGGGGCTGATTTCGTGTCTCTCTACGCCAGCATGAGCGCGCCGCAGGTGGCGGAGATCGAGCATTTGCTGCCGGCGCCGGGGGTGCGGTGGATCGTGTTTCGGGATGCCGAGTATGCGCCGAATACGTATACGGCTGGCGGCAAAATCTACGGGCATGGGGGCGAGCCGGGCAACTGGGGCGTGGGGATCACTGCAGACGGCGCGGCGGAGCGGGGCGGGAGCGGGTTCGGCTTCAACCGCTGGTTCTTGCGGGTTGACGGGCTGTTGGTCCTGACGCTGGCGGGTGCGGCGGACGGGCGCTACCAGGTGACGATCTGGCGGCCTGATGGCAGCCAGGAGATCGACGCCTACGAGGTGGCCGGCGAGCGGCTGATCCTGCCAACGGGGCGCTATCATCGGGTGGACGTGATCGCCGCGCCGCTGACGTTGGCTGAACGGGTGGCAGAGTTGGAATGGCGGGTTGCCGCGCTGGAAGGAGTGAAAAGGTGAGTGGGTGTCAACGTCTCAGGCGGTGCGGGGTGTTACACCGTGGACGCCGGCTGCCATTGACCGTAGATTCTACACCAGCCAAGACGCTTTAGGCTGCTCTTGACGTTATGTCTAACGATGCCAGTTCCTTGTACGATCTCGCATTCGCGGGCCTGGGGATGTGTGGTGATGAAGTCAACAATGAGCGCGTCGCGCTCGTTCGTGCCATAGTGTTCTCTGCGTGCGGCGCTGATTCTAGCGCGAGTCTCGGTTGCGACCTCATGGCCGTTCAGCGCCGCTTGAATTCTCTCGCGCATCCCTTCGGTGACGACGTGACCTTTGCTCTTGGCGCCGATCTTGGCTTTTGTTTCCTCGGACAGATGCTTGCCCAAGCCAATAGCGCGCAGTTTCGCTCTGACATCCTCCGTCATCAGCGTCTTGTTGCGTTCGCGCAGGATCGCGATACGCTGCTCGCGCATTTCGCTTGGCAGATTGTAGAAGTGGGCGCGATTGGCTGCTCCGATCTTGGCGTCTTGCTCGGGGGTATGGGGATGAGGTACGCCGAGGTGACTTGCGCTTAGGTGCGCTCGTGTTTCTGGCGTGTGACCTATGCCCATGTGGGCCGCGCTTAGTTTGGCCTTACTCTCAGGTGTGTGAGGATAGCCGCCGCGGAGTCGCATAGCGGCGCTCATCTTGGCCCGCGTTTCGGGACTGCACGGCTGGCGATTGCGCTCACGCAGCATGGCAGCGATACGCTCACGCGTTTCGAGCGGCCGATTTTGGGCATAGGCGCTCATCTTGGCCCGCGTTTCGGCAGTGTGCTTGAACCCCCTGGTAGTTCGCCCTCCAGGATGAATGTTGTAACCATGCTGACGATTGCAGGTTTGTAAGGTGTCGATCCAGTATGCTTCACGTGCATCGAGCAAGGCCAAGTCGTCTACGCGTTCCAGCAGTTCAGCCTCGAAGGCGTCCCAACCATGCTTGTTCAGCGCATTTTGCAAGTAGGGGCCGTCTGGCACGTGTTGATGTGTCTTGATGCGCTGCGCGATGTTTTGCGACTGGCCCACGTACCCCTTGCCATTGCTCAAATTGGTGAGCTTGTAGATACCGGGAAAGTTGTAGGTGCGCCAATCGCCATTCATTCGACGCCTTCCTTGTGGGCGAAGTAGCGGATCGCCATTTCCATAACGGCAGTCATGGAGACGCCGAGCTTGGCCGCCAACAGGTGTAACAGCCGCTTGGCCTCTGGCGTGAGACGCAAGCTTGTGTTCTGAGTTTCTTTCTTCATGCTGCTATTATACATCAAATGTACGTCACGCGTCAAGTCCGCGCGTGGGTGTCAACACTCTGCCTGGCAGTGGGTATAAGATGCCCTCTATGGAGCAACCCGCGCCGCCGACTAGAGCGCAACGGGAGTTCATCTTTCAGCGCGTCGGCTATGACCCCACACCCGAACAGTGGGCGATCCACTTGGATACCGCCCGCTCCCGGCTCGTCATTGGTGGTGAACGCGCGGGCAAGAGTCTGGTCAGTGCGATGGAGTTGCTGTGCTGGCTCATTGGCCGCCCCGACTTCCTGGCTTGGATTGTTGGCCCTGATTATGTCCAGTGTCGGGCTGAATTTGCGTACATCCTGAGTGCGCTACAGAAGATCGGCGCGGTCAAAGAAGTGTCCTTCCCGCGCATCGGCGCATGTTCTTTGACGACGGCCTTCAATGGTGTCTGTGTGACGAAAACTTCGGATGACGTGCGCAAACTGGCGGGTACTGCGCCTGATGGCGTGCTTCTAGTCGAAGCGGCTCAGCAGACGTGGGAAATTTTTCTAAAAGTTCGGGGCCGCGTGGCGGAAAAAAGAGGCTTCATTTTGCTTAGTGGCACGCTCGAAGCCGGGGCCGACTGGTATCCGTCGTTATGGCAGCGGTGGCGGGCGCAAAATTCTGATGGTGGTAGCGCCCACTCATTGCCGACCTGGGCTAACAAACACATTTTTCCGGGTGGACGCCAAGACCCGGAACTACTCGCCATTTCCGCCACGTTACCCGCTGATCTCTTTCTGGAACGTTACGGGGCGATCCCATGTCCGCCGGCGGGGCTGGTGTTCCGGGAGTTCAGCTACGAGCAGCATGTCCGCGAGATTGCTTGGCGCACTTATGTCAAAGAGCCAGGCATGATTACCGGCCATCACAAAGACGCCTTGGCGGCCGGGCACGACTGGCCGATTGAAATTACCGTTGATCCAGGGTATGCCCATGCTTATGCCGTGCTGGCCCTTACCTGGTGGGGTGATCAGGTCTATTGCTTCGATGAGGTCTATGAGACGGGGTTGGTAGCCGAGGAAGTCATCGCCCGCTGCAAGGAACGCTGGTGGTGGAAGCGCGTTACGGGTGGCGTCATCGACATTGCTGGTCAGCAGCACCCCGGCGCCAAGTCGCAGGTGGAAATTTGGCGGCACACGGCCGGCCTCAATCTGCGGGTCAACCGGGTCGGCATCGTGGAGGGCATTCTGCGCACACGCACGTTCTTCCTGAATCCCGCGACGCAGCAGCCCCGGCTTTTTATTGCGCCCAAGTGCAAGGGGCTGTTGGCTGAGCTGGCGAAGTACCGCTACCACAAGAGCGTTGAGAATCGGCCGGTCAGTGAATTGCCGATCGACCGCGACAATGACGCTTGCAAGGCTTTGGCCTACTGGCTGTATGACCGCTTCGGGCCGGTGCTGCGCAAGCGCCGCAAGACGCAGGACTTGGGGCAGCCGTTTGCCTTTGGGGCCGGTCCCAGTAACGCGCCGGAGATGACGATCCTACCGGGCAATACGCCGGCTGGGGTGCGCTTTGGCTACAACCGTGCGCCGGCCGGGCCGGACTTGAGCTTTGAGGTTCCCCACCATGAGTAAACCGACCACCGCCAAGATTTGGGCTGAGTGCAATGCCCTGGTAGACCGTGACGCCAAGCGCAGTCAACTGTATGATCGCCTGGACGCGCTCTACTTCATGTCCAACAAGAAGACTTCCGCCGATCCCAATATCCAGTACGTCACCATGCCCTACGCGACGAGCGTGGTTGATCTCGTCGTGGACCTGGCGGCGCAGATGGAGTTTAGCATCTCCGTCCCGGCCGCGGGTGAGGGGCTGGACGACGAACGTGACGCCGAGGGGCTAGAGAACTGGCTGCGGGCCTGGTTGTCGATGAACGGTAAGAAGCAGCAGCGTAACTTGATTGGCGAGGCTGCTTTCCTGGCGGCGCAGCGGGCGCAGTGCATCGCCCGCACGCTGTTTGTGGACAGTTCGATCAAGTTGGGGGCGGAGGCCACGGATGAGGCGACCATCGCCGGCCTGCCCGTCGTCTTCCAGTTGCGCGACCCCCGGCATGTGCATGTGGCGGATGGCCCGCTTGGACCGCGCTGCGTAGTCGAACGCTGGCAGCGGTTGGCCGCCGATGTGCGGGTGCTTTACCCCAACGTCCTCGATCCGAAGCTGGGGGATGATGACCTGATCGAATGGACGGAATACTGGACGGCGACACACCGCTGCTACTTCGCCAATGGTGAAGCCGTGAAGGTCAAGGGCGGGCCGGTCCTGGCGCACGGCTACGGCTGTCTGCCGTATGCGTTTGGCAACGCCCGCACGACGCCATTTCGCGATGGGGAGAAGCGTTTCCGCCCGATCCTGGCCGCCGTCGAAGACTTGGCGCAAGTCATCGACACCTGGTATTCGATCAATGCGACCTCCGGCCTGGCCGCGGTGACCAACGCCTGGGCGGTCTACTCCGATGCCCTCTCGGGCGAGAACGGCAAAGATCTCGACCTGCGCCCTGGCAAGGTCACGTATCTGGGCAGCGCCGACAAGGTGCAAGCCCTCCAGCGCGCCGGGATGCCGCCCGACTTCTACACCCTCGGCCAATCCTTACTACAAGTTTTTCAACAAAGCACCATCCCCTTTGCCGTGTTCGGGCAGTCGCCGGGCGATAGCGCGGGCTATGCCATCTCGCTGCTGTCGCAAGCTGGACGTAGAGTGATCCTCCCGATCTGGGCGGCCGTGGAGGCAATGCTGGCGGGCGCGTTCTTAAACGTGGTCCAGATTTGTCGTAACAAGGTTGCCCCACTGGTGGGCAAACAGATTCCATTGGTTATTGTGACCAAAGATTCGCCCACGTCACGGATGGTGAAACGTAAACTGCGCTTGAACGTCGAGAAGTTTGGGGATGATCTCGATATTACCGTCCACCTGGCCGATCCGATGCCATCAGACACCGCGGGCGCGCTGCGCATGGCAATTGAAGCGACGGGCGCGAAACTTTTGTCACGCGAAACGGCGCTCGAAAAATGGAAGTTGTCCTCGGAGCCTGCCGCCGAGGCAGAGCGCATAGCCGTTGAAGCGATTTACGCTCAGCTTGCGCCCATTGAAGGCTTGAAGCTGGCGATAGCCCGCGGCTATGCGCCGGCCAATGTTGAAATACCACCCGGCTTCGTCGCCGGACCTGACGGGCAACTCATCCCCCAAGCCTTGCTGGATGCGATCAAGGGCGCGCAAGCGGCGGCAAGCGGGGGCGGCGGCCCGCCGCCCCCAGCAGCGCCCCAGGGTGCAGCGCCGGGTGGTATGGATCCAGCCATGCTCCAACAACTGATGGCGCAGATACAGCAGAACATGGGTGCAACGCCACGCAATACGGGCGAGCCTACGGGGCGTTCCGACATCATGGGGTTACAAAGTCTGAGCGGCGCGCCGATTGAGCCGCGCATAGGTGATCTGGCCGGGGGGGATATACCTAGAGCTAAGATGCCAGGGGGCTTTTAGACTTGCGCCCAACATCCGCGTTGCTGCTTGTGCCAACCAAGCCCATTAAGTATATGACGTACAGCAGTATCAGACATGCCCGTATCGTTGATAACGTCTTGCCACCTAGCGCGAGGATGGGACTTTATATATTCCAAGAGGATGGCGGTACGTTCGACGGTGTGATGTCTTGCCAGATGCGCGGCGCTCATCTTGGCCCTGGTTTCTAGAGAGGGATGAATACCCAATCCTTTCGCGCGGTTCTTGGCTTTTTCTTCGGCTGTGGCTGTCCGTCCGCGCGTCGCCGCGGCGACCTTTTCAACGTGTTCTGGAGAATGTTTTTTGCCCTTTCCGGAGGCGCTCATCTTGGCTCTTACGGATTCATCGCATTTCTTACCCAAGTTGGCGGCGCGTAGTTTGGCTTTGGTCTCATCTGATACGTTTCTGGCTGACATCTTGGCTTTAGTCTCCGGGCTGTGCTTGGCACCGCGTCGTGATCCAGCCGTAGGGTTCAAGTTATAGCCAAGTTCATGGTCGCAGGCGTGTAAGGTGTCGATCCAATACTGCTCACGCTCGTTCAGCAAAGCCAAGTCGTCAACGCGCTCAAGGATAACGATCTCGAAGGCTTCCCAGCCGTAACGCTTAAGTGCGTTACGGAGATATGTGCAGCCTTTTCTTAGGAGGCTGTGTTCCTGGATACGCTTCCTGACGTTCTGGCTCTGGCCGACATACACCTTGCCGCTCGCGCTGTGGCGAATGGCGTAGATGCCGGCGCAGCGTAGGTCGTCGTTCATGGCTTGGCTTCCTGGGCGATGCGTTCACGTTCGGCCAATTGGCGCACAGCCATTTCGATGACGCTGGCTTGGCTGAGGCCCAACTTGGCGGCCAACAGTTGCAGCAGGTGCTTGCATCCGGGGGATAGGGTGAAGCTGGTGCGTTCTTTCATAGCTGAATTATAACACATGCTGTGGTATTGTCAAGTGGGTGTCAATAAGCAGCCTACGCGGTAGGCTATACTGCACGCAACAGGAGGGTCTACCGATGAAAGCATTTGCTGGTGTGGCGCCGGGCGCCATTTGGGCGTCACTGATCGCCTTGACCGTGCTGCTGGCCGAGTGGCTGACGGCGCAATTCAACCTCGTGGCATGGATGCCGATTCTGGTTGGCTTCCTGACCGCTGTGCTGGTGCCGTTCTTGCGCCTGCTGGCCGCGCAGGATCCGGCCCTGGCTGGTGGCGGTGCGGAGTTAAGCGCGCCAACGCGCACCAAGCTTTCGCTTTGGCTCTGGTAAGGTTCTGTCCCAACTTCCCCCGTAGTCCGCATGGTTGCGCGGGTGTCGCCAAGCAGGGCGACTACACGTGCACTTTTTGCTTTGATGCAGGAGTAGATCATGGTCGCCAAAAAGAAACTTCCCCCGTGGCTGAAAGAGAAAGTTGCCGAGAAGGAAGCGCCCAAGACGGTGAAGAAGGGGCCGCCGAAGAAGAACGTCCCACCGCCCAAGGGTAAGAAGGGCTGCTGAGATGGCAAAGAAGAAAACTGACTGGATTTCTGATGCGACTTCCAAGAACAAAGGCGCGTTCAAGAAGGCCGCCGAGCGCGCTGGCAAAAGCACGGCTGAGTTCGCCGCCGATGTGTTGAAGCCTGGTAGCAAGGCGAGCACGACCACGAAGAAGCGTGCCCAACTCGCGCAAGTTCTCAGCAAACTTCACAAGCCCAAAAAGGGAGGTAAGTGATGGTTGCACAGTACAAGAAAGTCCCCCCCGGCAGTCGGAGTGGCGGCAGTCGCCTGGCGCCACTGCCTAAGATAGTAACTGGTACGACTGGCGCTGCGAGTAAAGGCATTCTTACTCAGCGGCCTGCGCCCATCGCATCGAACCTGGTCGCATCGAAGCCAGCCAAGCCCACGCAGCGGCCTGCGCCAATGCCGAGCCTGGTAACGGGTCCACCTGGCGCGCGCCGCGGGGGTGGCCCACGCCCCATAGTGCCGAATCCGGTGTCACCTGGTCCCGGAGCGGCCAATGCCTGGCAGCCCGCCCCGCCAAACAGGCCGCCCGCCGCGCGTAGCAAGCCGACGCCCGCAACGGTCTGGTCGCCCGCGCCAGGTACTGGTATGGCAAAAGCCCCCCGCGTGCGCAAGCCGCGCAAGGCGAAAGGTCTCTTGCCCTGATGAAAAACGGCGGCGGCTCCCAGATGCAAGCGCGCTTGCAAGGCATCGGGCAAACGGTCAACGGGCGCTTGGATCGTCTCGATGGCCTGTTCCCTGAACAGAAGCAGGCTATGCCTTTTCAGGAATATCTCGCGCGCGCCTCGGTGCAGGCGCAGGCGGATCCCGACTTTGGGGCCACGCTGGGCAAAGCGTTACGCCAGTACCAGGCGGCTCAAGGAGCACTCAATGGCCCAAACAAGCGATAGCGGCGGTTCGAGCAAGAAGAAGGTGAGCGTCAGCGATCTGGCGCGGGGTAAGACCCCCACGGTCACGAAGCCGAAGACGAGCACTACCGTTACCACCGTAACCCGACCGACCTACGCGACGACGATGGCGAAAATCTACACGCCGCCGAAGAAGGTCGCCACGGTCAAGAAGGTTGCCACGGTCACGAAGCCGAAGACGAGCACGGCCAAGACTGCGGTCAAGAAAGTGCCCTCCTACGCTGCGACGATGGCAAAGGCCTACAAGCCAAAGGGCGCCAGCAACACGGCCAAGACGTTAGGCGTCAAGCCCATCGCCACCGACGCCGCGCCGCGTTCGGTGCGCAAGGTGGCGGGGACGCCTCTCGCTGGTCTGTCCGCGATGCGCCAGGTGAACGCGCCGGTTGCCCCGCCCGTTGCCGCGCCGGCCTATGGCATGGCCGGGGTGACGCGTGGCGCAGGGCCTGGCCCGGCTGCCATTGCACGGGCGCGGAGCATCGCCAGCGGCAGCAGTGCGCCGACATATGCCTCGCCCAGCAGTTCGACGCATGGCCCATTTACTGCCGCGCCCGCCGCGGCGATCCCGCCGATGCTCCCCTTGCTGCGCGGCATGGCGCAGTCGGTTGCGCCGCTCATGGGGGCGCTGCGGCAAAACGTGGTCGCGCCGGCCTATCAGCAAGCCTTCAATGCGTTGCCGAGTCTCAACACGGTGACGAATGCCCTGCAAGGGCCGGTGCAGGGTTTGCTCGACTTTGGCGCGCGGCAGGTTGCCAAGCAGCCGCAATTCCTGCAAGACCTGGATGAACGGATCAGACCCGAGGCGGAGACCAATCTGCGCATGTTGGGTCTGTTGCCGCAGAGTTCCGGTGCAGCCCTGCCGACCTATCAGCCGCCCGCGCCGCCCCTGAGCGCCGGACCGCAAATGGCCGTGTGGGGCGTGAACGCCTTGCAGCGGGCCGGTCTCCTGCCAGCCGCCGCGGCCGCCGCGTCATCTGTCATGCCGTGGGTGCGCACTGAGGGCGCCGCTGCGCCGGCTGGCGCCCAGAATCCGCTCGCCTTGAACGCCGCCAGCGGCTCGCCCCTCAATGCCCTTGGGGCGCTGATTGCCCAGGCGTTGACCCGGCAGCAGCCATCCGGTGCGCCGGCTATGATTCAGCCGGGCGCGTTGACTGCGGCTCCGGTGGCTGGCCCGCCCCGCCCCAGCGCCATGCCCGCCGCGCCACTGACCACGGCGGATCGGGCGCGCCTGGCTGAGACCTACAACGGCCCGCCCGTGTCCGGCGTCTTCCCCACGACTGCGCCGGGGGTGCCCACGCCAGGCCAGAGTGCGCTATCGGGCGCTGCGGCGCAAGCCGTCATGCCAGGCGGTGGCGCGGGCGGGCCGCCGAGTGGCGTTTATGCTGGTGGAGTGGAAGACTATTCAGGCGGTGGCGGCGGCGGTGGCTGGGTTGACTACGGCGGTGGCGGTGGCTACTCGTCAAACTACACGCCCTATCGCAGTTACTCCTCGGGCTACACACCCTATCGCAGTTACTACGGTGGTGGTGGCGGATCCTCCTATGCGCCACGCACGTACTACGCATCTGGCGGTGGCGGGGGCGGGTACGCGGCTGCTGATGGTAGCAGTGGTGGGGGCACGTCTGGCGGGGGCACGGCCGCAGGCACGACGCCCGGCACGACTGAGGCCGCGACCGGCTGGGGTGGTCTGCCAGCCGAGTACATCACCGCCTTTACCCAAGCCTTCAACATGACGCCGGAAGCCTACTACACCGCGGCGATGGGCGGCTCGGATCAGGCGGCGAAGGACTATCAGAACTTCATCGGCATGTGGCAGAATCGCACCAATCGCCCCATGACGCCCGCCGAGGTTTCGCAAGTGCTGCTCGGCTTTGATGCCTACACCGCCATCTTGGGGCGCAATCCGACGATGAGCGATCTTGTCAACTATCTGAACCTGATCCTCGCCAAGCCGGAGACGCCGGAGAGCGTCAGCTATCTCAAGATGGCGGAGATTTAGCCCGTGGCGCAGCAAAACTACGGTGGGGTCAGCTTCCCGAGCCTGAGTAACAAAAAGCAGGTCTCGATCAGCGACTTGGTGCGCGGTAAGTCCGCGCCCAAAGCTGGCCCGCCGACGCCACCCGCGCGCCCGACCTACGCCAACAATGCCGCGATGCAGCAGCGGTACGCCGCGCCGTCGCGTTACGTGGCCCCGGTCAAGCGTTATGTCGCCCCGCCGCAGCCCGTGATCCGTTACAGCGTCAGCGACCGGGTGCGCCAGGCGCAAGCCAAACAGAAAGCACCCGTCTATTACACCGTCCAGCGCCCCACCTACGCCGCGCCAACGCGCCGCGTCGTGGTGCAACAGCCAGTCTACGAAGCACCTGCGCCACCCCCACCCCCGCCCAAGGTGCAAGCGCCGACCTACCAGGGCAATACCCAGCAGTATCAGCCGGCAGGCTTGTCCGCCATGCGGCAGGTCAACGCCCCTGAACTTGTGGCCTACGGCGACAACCGGGCGAAGCTGTTGGGGCAAAGTCCCATCGCCACTGACGCCTCGCAGCGTTCGGTGCGCCGACCGACGCCGCCGCCCACTTTGTCCCTCGTCACGCCGCAAGGCACGCGTTCCGAGCCGTTGCCGCAACTTGTGCCCTCGGTGAAGTACGCAGCCAACGTTGGTCCGCTGGCTGCAAATGTGCGCGCCGTCGCCAACGCGGCCGCCCCGGTGGTATCTGGCGCTGCCCGCAGTCTGTGGCAGCAGCTCCAAGCCGATAATGCGCGCCCCGACACACGGCCCGATCTTTTGCGGACGGCCCTTACGCCGGTCAGTCGGGCGGTGGGCAGTGTTGTGGGGCGCGCCTTGGGTGGCACGGCGGGCTTGGGCGCGCAAGTTGGTCTTACCCAGGCCCCGCCAACTGTCACGAATCTCAACCCGGTTGCGCCACGCGTCGCGCCTGGCTCGCCTGAAGACATCGCTAACTTCTGGCAGCAGCGCGGTGCCATTGGCGGTACACTGCAACTGTCTCAACGGCCCTATCAGATCGTAGCTGAGCCTTTGCTTGGCGCAGCTTGGGAACGTCAAGTCACGCTGGAACAGGCACAGGCGCAAGGCTACAACAACCTCTTGGCAGCGCGGCGGGGACAAAGTAGTTCCGAAGCTCTCGCTAAGGCCAAAGAAATTCTTGGTGCGTATCGCGGCCCGACGAGCGAGGCGGACATTGCCCGCTATCGTCAGGAAGCGCCGGCCGTGACCCAGTTCCTTATGGGCCTGGCCTTTGATCCTCTGACCTATACCGATGCGCTGACATCGTTACCCTTCGATGCAGTCAGGGCTTTCAAGGCGGGCAGCAAGGTCATTGACTTACCCCTCGGTATCCACCTGGCGGGCAACCTTGCGCCTTCAATGGGTACGGTCAACGGTGTACGGCGCGTGCTCACCGCCGAGGAAGTCGCCGCCGAGACGCCCATCGCCGCCGCCAAGGTCCGCAGTCTGGTAGGCCGGCTTAATCCCTTCCAGCCGACGCCACTCAGCCTGGTCAACTCGCTGGCGAAAGAGTCGTCGGACATGACGACGCGCTTGATGGAGGCTACGGTAGCCCAAGCCGACAACTTCGGCGGGGATCAGTTCGGGTTGTTCAAGGCGGCGCTGGCGAACCCTGATGCGCCGGAGGTGGTGCGCGCCACGGCGGGGCTGAGTCAGTCCCGGCCCTTCAAGCGTACGATCATGGTGGCACGGCGCACGTTGGGCAGTTGGGATGATCCCGGCGTCGCCGCTTACGTCGCCAAGACGGGCAAGGCCGAAGCGGTCGCCGTGGACTTGGCAGCGCGCGCCGCCAAGCAAGCCGCCATTGCCCAGGCGGCCCTCGCCGCGGACAAGACGGGCCTCGCCCAGCGCGCAGCCTACACCGCCGAACAACTTAAGCGCCTGGAAGATGTGCGCCTCGCCGCCCAGACGACCGCCGAGCAAGCCGCCGCTGAAGTTGCCCAAATGGCCGCCGCGGGCAAAGCCGCCGAAGCGGTCGCGACCGCGCGCAAGGTGGCGGATGACGCGGCCCTGGTGGCTGAGGATGTCGCCAAGCAAGTCGCCGCGCAGCAGGCGCGCTACGCCACGCCCATGTCCAAGGCGGTCGATCTGACTTTCCAGAAGGCCGAGGCGCTGGCGGTGGACGCGGCAAAGGCGCGGTCTGCCGTGGTGGCCCGCCAAGCGACGACGCCTGCAATCGGCTCGTTCGACACGGATAACATCTTCAAGCTGATCGAGCGAGCGACCGATCCGGTAAGCGGCCAAGTTGACGACATCGCGGCGGTGGCCGATCTGGCGCGCCAGTACGAGGATGCGACCACCAGCTTCTTTGCGACCAAGAAGGTCAACAAGGCCGGCCAAGAAGTTTGGGACTACGGCGCGACGGACCTCACCAAAGGCGCGAAATGGCTCAAGGATAACGTCAACAACGTGCTCTCTACCGTCTACATGGGCTATAACCCTGGCTACGCCTGGCGTAACGCGGCCAACAACCTCATCACCGCGCTGGCCGATGGCGTCACGCCGTTCCAGTCCTCGGACAACATTCGCCAATTGTGGACGCGCTGGGGGCTGCCGCCGATCGGCACAAAGCAGGGTATCGGCGCGGCCGGTGACGTGTGGAAGTCGCGCGAGTCGGCGGCGGAGTTCACGCGTGAGTTGTTGCAACCTTATCGTCTGCGGGACACCTTCAAGGGGGTGACGTTCAAGGCGCCAACGCTGAAACTGGGGCAAAACTTTGAGTCCTACGCGTCCGAGCGCATCATGGCGCATCATCTGCGCAACTTCTGGCAGCAGACTTGGCCGCGCGCGGTGCGCAAGATCAGCGACGGCAATCTTGATGCCTTCCGGGCCATCGGCCTAACATCAGAACAGATCGAATTGCGGGTGAAGCTGGCAGCTCTCGCCATGAGTCCCGATGAACTGCGCGAGGCCCTGGTCTACGGCACCATGCCGGGCACGCAGCGGCTACTACCGCCGAGTGCGGGCGGGGGTGGCGGTACGCCCATCGTGCGGCCCCCCGGCCCGCCGAGCGTGCGCGTGCCTCCGGTCGTCAAGCCGGGGGCAGTTGAGCGGGCCGTCATCACGGACGCGGCCCAACTGCTGCCGGACGCCGTGATCGAGGATGCCCGCAAGCTGGCCGGCGATGAATTTGTTGAGGCCATCCAGCAGGCCGCCGCCACGCCCCACGCCACGCCCATTCAGCGGGCGGCCCTCGTCAAGATCGAGTTCGCCAAGGTGGACACGGCGACGGCAACGCGTGACGCGTCCGCGGCCCTGGACGCCCTGGAACGCGCCACGAATCCGCAGGACGTGCGCAGCGCCGAGGACTTGTTGAGCTTCCTTGGGGAAGTGGATCGCATCACAGCCGCGCACATCGACGCCAACGATGCCATTCTGGACGATCTTTGGCAGACCACCAAGGGCCTGACGCCGCAACAGCGCAAGGGCGCCTGGGCTGCCTACTGGCAGACGTTCAGGCAACAGTTGGACGGCTTTCATGTCCAACTCAAAGCCTTGGACGAGGAAGTCATGCCCGACTTGGGCTTTACGCGCAAGGCCATCGAACGTCAAGAGGCGCGGCGGCTGGTCACGCGCCAAACTTGGGACGCCTATACCAAGAAACTCAAAGCGACGTGGGCAGACAGCGACAAATTTGCTGTACTTGATCCGGCCCGCGATGCCGTCTGGGCTGAGTTCAAGACGTGGCGCAAGGGCTTGTGGGACAAGTTCAACGCCAATCAAGCCGAACGCATGACGCTGCGCCAGAACGACATTGACGTGGCCTATCTGAATTTGCGCAAGCGCAACGGTTGGGACGGTGGCGATGGTGGTGGTGGTGGCGGTGCGGCGGTAGCTGCTGCGCCCCCGCCCAAGTCGCCCGCGTCTGCCGCTGTGCAGGCGGCGCCGTCCCCCGTTACCGTGGCCGAGGCCATGCCTAACGGGATGGACGCCGAGACGTGGAACGCGCTCAATTCGCAACAACGTCAGGAACTCAAGACGCTGCTGAACGATCAGCGCCTCGCCCTGCAAGTGCCGGATGTCCAGCAGACGGTGCCGGGCTTCGTCTCGCGCATGTTGCGCCGCGAAGACCTGACGGCGGACGCCGACGCCGCTTTCTACGCCGCCAACGTAGATGCGATTAACGCCGAGTTGACGCGCGTGCAGTCGCCTCGCCCCGCTGCGGTGGCGCAAGCTGCGCCCGTTGTGCCGCAAGTGGTTGAGCAGGTCCCCGTCAAGGCTGCGTCCGCTGCCGAAGCGGTGCAAGCCGCCCCGCCTGTCGTGCCAGTCGCCGCCCCCGCTGCGCTGCGCACGCCGACGAATGACGAACTGCTGGCGGCCTTCAAGTCGATTGGCAAAGAGAACGCAGTCGCCCAAGCGAACTTCCTCAACAGTGCAGCGGGCTTGAACTACAAGGGCACGCCGCAAGAAATTGGGCGCCATCTCGATCTCAACCTACTGGACGAGCCTGAGAAGCGCAATGTCATGGCGGCCATCAGCAAGCGGGCCAGTGGTGAGACGCCCCCGACGCCCAAGCTCCCCGCCAAGCAAGCCGTTGCCGCCCTGGTCGAGGAAGTCAAGCCCACGGTGCCGGCGCTGGACTGGATCCCCACCAATGATGTTCTACTTGATCCTACGCGTTTCCAGTTCAAGCTTGATGTCAAGAGCAAGGGCGGTGCCACGGGTAGCCTGGCAGACGTGCAGACCTGGGACGACAATCTCGGGGCCGGTGTCGGCGTGTGGCGCGAGCCGGAGACGGGCAAGATATGGGTGGTGGACGGACACAATCGCGTCGTGCGGGCGCAACAATTGGGGATCGACCGCCTCAAAGCGCCGGTGTTCTTCGAGGTGCCAACCGCCGCCGCGGCCCGCCTGGTGGGGGCGCTGCGCAACATCGCCAACGGCAAGGGCACGCCCATCGACGCCGCCAAGTTGTTCCGGGAAGCTGGCTTTACAGCCGACCTGCTGGCGGCGCGCGGGCTATCGCTCAAAGACAGTTTCGTGCGCAAGGGTCTGGCGCTGGCGAATCTCAATGACACGCTGTTCGCCGCGGTGATCCGCAAGGAATTGCCCATCGAGCGCGCCGTCATCATCGGTGAGCGGGTGCCCGACCACGACCTGCAAATGAAGCTCGTCCAAGAACTGGATAAGCGCCTGCAACGCGGTAAGACTGTGACCGATCCGATGGTGGCTGAGTTGGCCGACATGCTGACCACTGGCCCCCAGGCGACGGTCGTCCAAGAAACGCTGTTCGGCGCGGAAGAAGTCATGCAGTCGTTCGCGCTGGAAAAGGCCGACTTCTACGCCTACGTGCGCGAGAACTTGGCGAAGGAAAAGCGCCTGTTCGGCGGGGTCGCCAAGAACGCCGATGACTTGCAGCGGGTGGGCACGATCGACAAGGCCGCCGCCACTGAGATCAGCGATGTAGCACGCCAGAACATCGACCTGTTCGACACGTTCAAGAATCAGGTGGGTCCGATCAGCCAGCTTGGCGACGAGGCCGCCGAAGCCCTGGCGAAAGGTGGGAATGCCAATGCCATCAAGTCAGCCTACTACCAGCGCGTCATCGACGCCCTCCCCGACGCCGCCCGCAACGCTTTCGCCCCTACATCGGGAGATGTTGCGGGTGCTGCTGGAAGCGCAGTTGTTCGTGGGGCAGCCGGAGAAGCCGAGCCAAGCCTCTTCGGCCTTGCCGACGAAGCCGCCACCGAAGTAGCGCCACCCCTCACGTTCGACACGCCGCCACCTGGGGGCAACCTGGGCATCGTCGCCCCTGGCATGGCCGGCCCGGCTGGCCCGCCGCCCGCCACGCCCGCCGCGATCTTCCGCGACATCCGCGACGCGCTGAATCAGCCCGCCCGCCCGATCCCGCCCGCCACGCCGGCGCAGATGGCCGCGCTCAAAGACTTGGCGCTCAACAAGTACATCCCCGCCATGACGCGCGATAAGGCGATGGTCAACGACTTGGCGACGACCATGCGCAACTTCGCCCTGGGCGACTACGCCCACAAGCGCAATATCCATGAGTGGCTTTCGTACCTCTACCCCTATTCGTACTGGTACACTTTCACCTATTGGAACTGGATGCAACGTCTGCTCCAGCATCCCGCCTACCTGTCCAACTATGCGCGCTACCGTGCCCTGCTGCACGAAGCCAACGTTGCGCGCTACCGCGAGGAGATGGGCGATCCGAACGCCACCTTGCCACCCGACTGGGAAGGCACCATTGATGTGCCGTTCGCAGGCCGACTGAATCCCGAACGCACGCTCATGCCACTTAACGCCCTGGTCGAAAGTATGCGCAGCAAGGTCAAGGAAGCCGTGCCAGCGATCGGCCCCTTCCCGTCCGGCAAAACGCTGGAAACGCTCACCGACTGGGGACCGAACATCTGGTCGCCCATCATCTACGCCTACGGCGCGCTGTTGGAGCAAGCCGGCTACAAGGAAGCCGCCGAGGAATGGGTCGGCAACCTCTTACCGCAGACGCAGCCGTTCAAGTCGGCTACGGCGCTGTGGAAAGAAGCCGGGCTGCCGGGCGCGGACAAAATCCCGGCCGGTGGCGTCAATATCGAAGCCTTCCGCCGTCCCGATGGCACGATCTGGGAGCAGCGCCGCATCCCAAAGTTCCTGGCCGACCTGGTGGACAAAGGCGAGATCACCCAAGAAGAAGCCGCCAAGGCCGCTTACAAGCGCGCGGGGGATGCTTGGGAACAAGCGCAACAGGCCGAAGCCGTGGCGCGGGCGCCGGGCAATTTAAGCAGTTTCCTCATCGGCCAAGGCTTCAAGCCGCGTTCCGCCGCCGACATCCTCATCAATGAGGCGTACACCGCTAAGGCGGCGCTCAACGCCAAACAAGACAGCCTCACCGAAGAACAGTTCTTCGATGAACTGGGCAAGTTCTACGCCAAGTACCCCTGGTACAAGACGTACTACATCGGGCGCGAGTACGATCCTACTGCCCGCCTGGTGGCCTACGCTAAGCTCGTGTTCGAGCGGTTGCCCATCGGCAAGGCATTCACGAGGGGGCTGGCCGCGGGTGGCCTAACTCCCGAGCAGTACAACCGCTTCAAGGCCGACGCCAAGGCGCACGGTTGGAACGCGGCGACGGGCAAGGACGACGCGGAAAATACGTTCGCCAACTGGACGCCGGAGGAAGTGGCCGCCTTCACCATCGCCGTTGAAAAGATGGGCGACACGCTGAAAGTGTTCACCCCTGCCGAGAAAGCCGAGATCGAAGCGGGGCGCGACGCGCACGCTGCCGCGCAGCAGGGCGCAGTGGGCAATGATTCGGTGCGCCAAGGGCTGACGGACTTGGGCGTAGCTGGCGCAGGACAGTACGGCGATTTGGTCGGGCTTTCCTGGCTGAAACAGAAAGAGCAGCAATACTACGCCATCCCCGAGACTGAGAAAGAGGCGCGCGCTGAGTTCCTGACGCAGTATCCCGAATTGAAACGCTGGTGGAACGATACCAAGGTGGCCGAGCGTGACACCGCCGCGGCTGAGTTCTACATCACGCCCAAGGATGACTTCTGGTACTTCCTCCCGCCCGGCTCGCGCTGGCAGGATGCTGTAGACATGCCCGAGGACATCAAGGCGCTGCTCGATAAAGCCTATGGCGGGAAGGCCACAGACGCCGAGTACACCGTGGTCGCGGCCTGGCTGCAAAAGAATCTCCCACCCGAATGGCAGGACCGGAAAGCCTTCACAACTGCCCGGCAGCTCAACGATCAGTTTGAGGCCGCAGTCCTGCAGAAGTTTGGGGCGGACATCCTCGACTGGAGCAGAGCCTACGGCGCAGCCGGCGACAAGGCGGCAAAGGCGGCTTGGAAGGCCGCACATCCCAAGGAGTACGCCGCCCTCCTAAAGTTCTGGAACTTCAAGCGGGCCTTCGGGCCGCTCAATCCTGACTGGGAAAAGTTCTACGGCTTTGCTGACAGCACTGCGAAGGCGCGGAGTTATGGAAGCTCAGGTAGCTCCTATTACCCAAGGCGCAGCTACACCAGCCGCAGCGGGAGGCGCTACTACACGCGCTACAAGAAACGGTACTACTCGAAGAAACGCTACTACACCAAGCGGCGCTACTACACCCGGCGCGCTTATGCCAGGCGGGGTTACACCCGGCGCAGCTACAGCAGTGGGGGCGGCGGCTCGGGTAGCAGCGGCGGCGGTGGTGGCGGCGGGTCGGCTGGTGGGGGCAGTGGCACGTTCCCATCCCCCACTCCGCCAGTGACGACGGCGCCCCCCTGGCAGGCCATGAAGCTGACCGACTTCAACACGGCGCTGGCGGCGCTGCGCACGAAGAACCCGCAGCTTGACGCCGTGATCGGCAAGCTATTTGGGGCCGATGTGCTCAGCGATCTGCTGGCCTACCTGGCTTTGTCCGATGCTGACCGCAAGCTCTGGCTCGCTGATCCGCAGAATCGTGATCTGGTCGCGGCCCTGACGAAGTTCTTCGCCTGGTTCGCAGAACTGAACGTCAAGGGCGCCGGACAGGATACGCGCATCCTGGGCAGTATTCCCGGCGCCACGCCGCCGCCGCCCGGCTTACCCAAGTTCAACCTACCCACGCCGCCGCTGCCGCCCGCGATGGGTGTCAATACTTTGGTGTAGACATAGTGTATCTTGTGCATATGGTGGATCCGGCCTGCGGGCCGTTCACATAAACGCACACCAGGCAAAGGAGCAAAGCAGTTATGGCAACTCAGGCGAACCCGGCAGTTGGGGCACCCGATGTGGAGTTGACGGCGCTGGACGGCGCAGAAGATGCGCCCGTACCCGCCCCGATAGCCACCCCGGAAAATGCCGCGATAGGCCGCAGGAGCCGGCGCGATCTGTGGCGCACTGTCACAGAGTCAACTCAGACTCAGGCGGAACTCGAAGCAGCGCAGGCAGCCAAGGCCAAGGAAGCGGCTGACCTGACGCAAAGCGAAGCCTTCCGAGCCTACCAAGCCGCGGCTGACCGCCGCTTAGAGGAGGCCCGGCAGAAGGCGGCTCGGCTGGAAACGCAGATGCAGGAGCGCGCCGAAGTCGAACGGCGGGAACGCCTCGAAGTCCTTGAACAAGCGATGGACGACGAAGAACTTGACCCCGACGAACGCCGCGCGGCTCGCAATGACTACATCGCCATCGCTACCCAGGAGTACACCGCACAACTGCGCCAGTGGGAGGACTACAAGCGCGGCGAGATCATCGCCCGCGGTCTCGACCCCAACGAACCGCAGTTCAACCGGGATTACACACCGGGGCAAGCTGGCCTATTCGAGTTCCAAGCCGATCTGACCGCTGCTGAGAATGCCAAGCTGCGCAAAGAACTGGACGCCGCCAAGAAATCGGTGGTTGATCCATCCACACTCGCAGAACTGGTGCGCAAAGAAGTCGCTCGCCTGGCGCAAGCCCAAGGACTCGACACCGTAGACCTGGGCGAGCCGGCTGGCGCAGCCGCAACCGATGACGCTTGGGAGCGCGACCTAGCAGCGTTCCAGGCAGGCCGCATGTCCCCGGCTGAGTATACCAGACGCTGGGGGCGCAAGTAGATAGGAGGCCATCATGGCCGCGACTCAGAGTACAGACCTTACCAATCTGGCAGTCACCAACTACAAGAAAGAATACTTCCGGTTGGCGGCGCTGCCCGAGTACCAATCCCTGCACAGCCAATTCGTGGACTGGAAGGAGACCATTCCAGACCGCGGCGGCTTCGGCGGCACGTTCGACTGGCCGGTGTTTGGCCGGCTGAATCCGACCACGACCGCCTTGACCGAAGGGGTGGACATCACGCCCAAATCGTTCAAGGACTACAATGTCACGCTGTCTCCTGCTGAGTATGGCGACAGTGTGGGCTACACCAACCTGGCGCAGTTCAAGAGCCGGGTGGATCTGCAAACCGAAGTGGCCGACATGGTGAGCATGGCGCGCGTGCAGTCGCAGGACATGATCGTGCGCAAGGCCATCTATGGCATTCTGCCGGGCGGGTCTACCCGTCCCACCCAGACCATGCACATCGACGGGTCGGCGGCGATGACCGATCTGTTGGGCACCGCTGACACCCCGACCTGGGCTTTCTTCACGCAGTTGGCTGCGCAGGCGCGCGCCCGCGGCATCCAGCCACGCGACGGCACCAACTTCGTCACCGTCCTCCATCCCCTGACGGCTTACGAGTTGAAGCAAACCGACCAGTGGAAGAACCTGGGCTACTACCAGATTCCCGGCAACATCACCTACGCCGGCGAGGTCGGCATGTTCGGCGGCTTCCGCGTCATCGAGTCGCCGCAAGCAAAAGTCTACTGGGGCGCCGGGTCGGTTCATGCGACTTCCGTTGCGACTACCGTCAAGGCTCTCTACCCGATCAACGCCGGTGACACGACCTTCCGCGTGACTTCCGCGGCCAACATCGCAGCCGGCGTGTACCTGACCGTAGGCACCGCCGAAACTGAAACCGCTGGCCCCGGCGTCAATCTCGAACAGGTCTACGTAACGGCGGCGGTGTCTGACACCGATCTCGTGACGATCCAGGGCGTAGGCGATGGCACGAACCTGGGGTTCCGCTATGCCCATGCGGCTGCTGAAGCTGTCACGCGCAACTACAACGTCGCGGCCATCCCCGTCATCGGCAAAAACAGCCTCCTGGGCGCGCACGGTGCAGCCTGTGGTCGGTTCGGAATGCCGAAGTTCAAGGAAGGTCTTGACCTGCTGGATCGCGTCTTCTATGCCGGGTGGTATTGGTACGGCGGGGTGACGCGCGTCGAGCGCAACCTGCTACTGGGCAAGGTGGCACTCTCGACCTACACCATTGGCAGCGATTAGTTTGTTGACAACTAAACGACATGCGTCCAAGTTTTGTGCAACACAGCGGGGCGGGCAACCGCCCCCAGGAGCAATAACATGCCTACTCCACGCGGATCATGGATTTGGGTTGATCTCAGCCCTGCCGTTGCCGTCGCCAACCTGGATCAGTTGATCGCCAAGCCGGCCCCCGTCGCCGGGACGATCGTCTCCTGCTGGGTTGGGGCGAATGCCATCCTGACGACCGGAGGCGGCACCCTGGCCGTCAAGAAAGCCGGCGTCACCATCCTGTCGAGCGCGACCTACAACTTGGGCGCGGCCGCGACGCCGGACCTCGTGGCGGCCACGCCCGAACTGGCAACGCTGACCACGGCGAAAAGCACGCTGAAAGTTGCGGCGGGTGATCTGCTGTCCGCGACCTGGGTGCTGACCACGGCGGCTGTCACCAATGCGCTGATGTGCATGGTGGCGATCGAGCCTGACCTGTGGTGAGACTGACCTACCACGCGTAGGAACAGATCTTGGGCCGGGACTACTACAGGCCCGGCCCTTGTCCAATGAGAGGCAAAGATGAATCAGCAATGGCGCATGATGCTGGCGCTGTTCCCCTACGGTGGCGCGCAACGTAAGGAAATCACAACCTGGGCCGCATCGGCGGCTTTGTGGGCCGCACGGCAGCCGGACATCGCCAATGGCTTGCTGTTTTGGGATGTTGATACAACGCCGATCACGATGGGGCGCAATCGGGCGGTGCAGGCGGCGATCCACAACGACATTGACATTCTCGTGATGCTCGATTCCGACCAGGCACCGGACATTGATAAGGCCCACCCGTTCCTGCCGAGCGCCTTCGAGTTCATTAAGAGCCGTTGGCACAGTCAGCCGACCATCATCAGCGCACCGTACTTGACGGGCGCGGCCACGTATAACCCGGTCATGGGGCGCTGGCGACATTACGCCGAGGGGTTGGAAGTCAAGGCTTCACTCTACACGCGTGAGGAAGCCGCCGAGATGCGGGGGATTCAACCCTGTCCGTTGCAAGGTACGGGCCTGATGGCGTTGGACATGCGGGTGTTCACCGGCTTTCAGGTGGGGGATGAAGTCGTGAAGCTCCCGCCGCCGTGGTTCACGTATGAATTTACCGACCAGTATCATAGCTTTCTTGCCAGTACCGAGGATATGTATTTTACCCGCAACCTGACGACCTTGTTTGCCAAGCATGGCCTCGATGAAATTGCTTTTGTGGATTGGGACGCCTGGGCGTATCACGTCAAGCCGGAGTTTGTCGGCAAGCCCGACATCATCACCATCAAGAACGTGGCGCCCTTATGCCGAGGTGACTAATGCGAATCCTGAATAACTACGATGATAGCCAATTCGATCCCGGTGGCACGCAAGCGCCCTGGATGTTTTACGACACGCTGGCGCTGGATGGTACGACCGAGCCTTGGCTGAATGCGCCCCTGGGTTCCATGTACTGGCTCATCGGCGCCAGCAGTGTGACGGTGTACGTCCGAAACGCAGCCGCCAATGCTACCACGTCCTGGGTGACGCTGGTCCCTGCGGCGAGCAGCGGCAATGTGGCGGTGACTGGTACGCTGGATGTGACAGGTGCGCTGACTCTTGCTGCGCTGCCGTTGACTACATTCGGCCTGGGTGCGATTGTGGCGGGTAAGTGTACCGCGGTTGAACGGGGCGACGGCCTGTTGCATCAGACCGTGTTGACGCTGACCCTCAGCGGGGCCAATGATCTCGACCTGGCTGGCGATGCCGATTGCAGTGCGGGGATCAAGATTTACGACTTCCCGGCCGGCCGCATCCACATCCTCGGGGCCACGATTGACGCTTCCGTAGTCGTCAATGACGCCTTCAACGCCTCAACCAATGATGTGTTTCATGTCAGTGTCGGCTCAGTGGATGGCACGCAGGCCGCCAACGGCGATCTGACCGGCACGGAAGCCGACTTGATTCCCAAGACGACGCTCGACACGGTGAGCAATACCACATTGACCCTGCCTTGGAAAACCGCCCTGGCGGCGGCGGCGCAGTTCGATGGCACGACAACGGCGCTGGATGTGTTCGTCAATGCCGCAGTCGCGAATGCTTCCACGACCAAGGCTGTGACTGTCGCCGTGACTGGCACGCTCACGCTGACGTGGCTCAACCTGGGCGACTACTAAGTCAAAGGAGCTTGAGTCATGCCGAGCCGTTCATTATCCGATCATGCCGGGACGCTCGATCAAGTGCTGCTGTCGGTGACGGGCACGAAAGCCGAAAGCGGCGATAACACGCTGATCGCTGCGCCTGGACTGGGTAATCGGATCGTCATCGTCTCCTTCCTGCTGCAAAATGAAACCGGTACGTCTACGACCCTTATTCTCAAGGATGGCGCGACGGCCTTCCGGCGCGTCCTGGGGCAGAATCAAGGCGATGGCGTAGCCGTCACCTACACGCCGGGGCGTGAGAAGCGCCTGAGCGAAAACACGGCGCTGGTGTTCAATTTGTCGGGCGCGAATACCTGCGGCTACTCGGTTGACTACTTCATCGAGCGGAGCAATATCTGATGCTGGAAGCCTTTGCCTTCCTGCTGCCGCTGCTGGGGGTGCTGCTGGTCGCGGCCCTGATCGTGGCGGGAGGAGCCTGGCGCAGACGCAAGGCTGCGCTGCCGCCGATCCTGTCTGTCGTCGAGCCGCCACCGATTGAGTTGCAACCGATTGAGCCGCCACCGATTGAGCCGGTACTATCAATCAAATCTGAACCTGCGCCGACAATACCCAAGGCGAAGACAAGGCCTTTTCTCCGCCCGCTGATCTTCGAGCGGATCCAACGTAACGTTAGGCGCGTGTTTGGCGAGCGCGGGACACCGGCAGGGGGAACGGCAGACTACGCCCTGACGGGCGAATACTGGCCGGTGGGCTACTGGGCGATCTACTGGCCGATGTACGGTACATCTGTTGTGCATGCGCGCGGCGGGCACATCATGGGCGACGGCATCATCACCGCGGGACGCAGTGGATAGCAAAGGAGTTTGCGCAAATGGCATGGACTGCTGAAGTAACGGGTAAGGACTATGTTGGTGGCACACTGGAAGTCATCGTGCTATACGCCGATGGCAAGCGCAGCTTCAAAGACAAGCTGGTGTCCCGCAGTGACCAGGCCGTCGATTGGCTGGAAAGCGCGATCGAGCGACGTTTGACTGACCTGGAAGGTCTCGACAAGCTGGCAGTGGGCATCACGTCGGGGCCGGTCGTGCCAGGGACGAAACCGCCTCATCCCAACCCCACGGCGCGCGACGTGTACGCGGCCAAGTTGCGCGAGTTCGAGGGCTGGCTATCGGCGCTGCGGCAGGGTGTGACGACCGTTGACCGCCCGGCGTTCGTGACGCTAAAACTGTGGCTTGTAGCCAACTGGGAAGACAGTTACATCGAGCTGTATCTGCAATGACTGTCTACCTCGTAACCAGCATGCACCGCAGCGGATCGTCAATGATGATGCGCTGTCTGGAGGCGGGCGGTATGCGGGCGGTGTACGGGCACGAGCAGGACTTTCTCAACGTGTTGTATGGGCGTGATGGCTACGAACCGAATCCAGGCGGCTTCTACGCGTTGGATGATGCGAGGGAGTTCAACCGGCCTGACTTCGCAGCGGAGTACGAAGGTGCTCTGGTAAAAGTGCCAGCAGGGCAATGTCTGACGCTGGCGACGGGCGATTATCGGGCGCTCGTTATGCGGCGCGATTCGGGGGAGATTCTTGCGAGCATGGCGGAGTTTACGCCTTTCAATGTGTTCGCCCTGGAATCGGCGGCGTGGTTCTATGATCTGGTGTTTCCGGCTTTTGTGGCGCAGCTAGAGGCACGAGGTATGCGGGTGGACGTGGTGGACTATGCGGCGGTGATCGAAGCGCCGTTGAAGGCGTTCGCGGCGCTGGCTGACGCGGGCTGGCCGGTGGACGCGAAGCAGGCCGCGGTGGTGGTGGACGCCAAGCAGCGGCGGGCGGTAACGCGATGAGTACCGCAGGACCGAATGCGCCGGGGACGATGGCTGATGCTGCAGCGCCGAACGAGAATCTAGGCATTTGGTTTTCTCCTGACAATGCAAAAGTAGACGATGGTTCTTACACCTACCTAGGAAACACTGGAACCCCGACAGGATATACCTATTACCTAAAAGCAACGAATTTCGGATTCGCCATTCCCACGGGCGCGACCATCAACGGCGTTACAGTTGTCATAAACCGCAAAAGTAGTTATAACTCAACTTTTTACACCACAGATAGAATTGTTTCTTTGGTGAAAAATAATTCGGTGTCTGGCGATAACAATGCTGATACTGTTTCTAAGTGGCCCACCAGTGACGGCAATGCGTCATACGGTGGAGCGTCTAGTCTGTGGGGCAATACCTTTTCAGCGGAAGACATAAACCTTGAGACATTCGGTGTTGTTTTACAAGCAACCATGTTTAGACCCTCAAAAGGTTCTGTGTATGCCTACGTCGATTTCATCAGCATCACCGTCACCTATTCTGAGGGTGGGGGCACAACTTACGTGCCCCGTCCGCCTGCGGCGCTGGACTGCATGATGGTGTACTGATGCGCCTATTTGACGAGTTGAACATCGAGACGCAAAGCACCTGCAATCGGGTGTGTGTGTCATGCCTGCGCCAGTCGTACCCCAATCAGGCGGCGTTGGCCGGGCGGAAAGCAAAGCATCAGATGCCTGCCAGGCTGGTGTATACGTTGCTGGATCAGGCGGCCGAGATGGGCTTTCGGGGCTATGTTTGTCTGCAACACTTCAACGAGCCGTTGCAAGACGAACGGATTGCCCGTTTCGGCCATCACGCCATGAGCAAAGGCGTGTTCAAAGAAGTGTACTTGAACACGAACGGCGACTACCTGACGCCTCAAAAGGCGGCGGAGTTGGACGGCGCATTCGATCATCTCAACATCGCGCTGTACTCTGGCGACAAGGCGCGCCGAGCAGCGCAGTACACCGATTGGTTTCGGAAAACGCGGCTCACCTTCACGATGGGCGAGCACATCGTCACGCATCACACACCATTTGCGAATCTGGCGGCTGAGATAGCCAAATCGGCAGGCCAACCCTGCGAGCGCGAATGTCAGATGCGGTGCATCATTGACTACGATGGCAAGATGTTGCTGTGCTGCGAAGACATAGCTGGCGCGTACGACCTTGGCAACGCACACGCCACATCGTTACGGGATTTGTGGTTCTGTGATTGGCACGTCGAGGTGCTTGAGATTCTGAGTCAACCAGGTGGACGAGCGAGCTTTCCCTATTGCGCCATTTGCCCACGGGGAAACACGCCTTACTGGTCACTGGGAGCAGCATGAAGATTTCGGTCTGTATGATGGTGCGCAACGAACAAGAACTGCTTCCGCTGGCGCTGCGATCCACGCTCGGGCTGGCTGATGAGGTCGTGGTTGTAGATACCGGATCCACCGATGACACAGTTGCCATCGCGCGCGACTTCGGCGCCGTTGTCGTCGAGGGCGCTGATCGGCGGTACAAAGCCAAGGCGCGCAACCAGGGCATCGCTGCCGCAACCGGCGATTGGATCGTGATACTGGACGCCGACGAACAGATTGCCGAGCCGCAGGCGGTGCGAAAGTATCTGCAAGGCGCGGAGGTCGATGCGGTCTACGTGCGCGAGACGTTCATGGATCCGTGCGGTGTTGCTACCCTGAGCTTTGCGCAGCAGCGCATTTGGCGCACGGGCGTGTACCAGTACAAGTACCGAGCGCATGAGGTGCCTCTGCCAGTCAGCGGGTGGGGCAAGATCACCTATTCCGATTTCGTTTGGGAACACCGCCCACCCGCCAGCGGGCGCGAGTGGAAGCGCGAGCACATGCTGATGCTGCTCTTGATGGATGTGGACGAGAACCCAGGCGATGCGCGTCCCATGTACTACCTGGCCCGCGAATTGATGTACCTGGGCGCGTATCAGGCTGCGATAGAGTGGACACGGCGCTACATCGCGGCGGCACCCAAGAGCGACAGCGATAAGGCCGAGGCGTGGGGCATTCTGGCGACGTGCTTCTTCAACACAGCGCGGCGCAAGGAAGGGATGGAGTGTCTACATCAGGCGATGGCCGAACAGCCTGGTCGCCGTGCGTGGCCGTGCCTGTTGGCCGAACAATATCATGCGGCTGGCGAACATGCTCCTGCTATCGGCTTGCTGAAACAAGCTCTTGAGTACAAGCGGCCTGAGTTCGGCTATATCAACGAGTTTTGGTACGGACCTGGCATCTATGATCTGTTGGCACGCTGCCTGTGGTATGCCGGTAGACAGGCAGACGGGCTACCCTACGCACAGCAGGCGTGTGAAATGGCACCTGACAACGCGCTTTTTCGGGCGAATCTGAAATGGTTTGAGGACTATCATGCCAGTCATCAACCTAACGTCTGACGGGCCGACCGGCCCAACCGGGACGACCGGCGCAACTGTCACCGGGCCAACGGGGACCACAGGGGCAGCGGGCGCAACCGGCGCGAGTGTCACCGGGCCAACCGGCACGACCGGCACCGCGGGCGCAACCGGGCCAACGGGCACAACTGGCGCTGCAGGTGCGACTGTCACCGGACCCACTGGAACAACGGGCGCTGCAGGTGAGACGGTGACGGGGCCAACCGGCGCAAGTGTCACCGGGCCGACCGGGACGACGGGAGCCGCGGGTGCAACCGTCACCGGGCCAACCGGACCCACTGGCACGACCGGCGCGGCGGGGGCGACTGTCACCGGCCCAACGGGCACGACCGGCGCGGCGGGGGCGACTGTCACCGGGCCGACTGGCACGACCGGAGCAGTCGGCGTCACCGGCCCAACCGGGACGACGGGCGCGGCAGGGGCAACTGTCACCGGCCCGACTGGCACGACCGGAGCAGTCGGCGTCACCGGCCCAACCGGGACG